GTTCACTAATAAAGATTTGCCAGATCTGTACAAAAACTTCGGAGATGACCTTGAAAGGTACTTCGGGGTAGGCAGTTTGGCTGAACTTAACAAAGCTTATCGCAACAGAACATTCTCCATCGATGAATTTCTTCGCGATCAAGGAAATAGATATCGTGAGCTTACGGGCAAAGATATACTCCGTGATCTGAAAGATGGTGAAGATAGATACGGGATTGGGCCATAAGCCCTTTCCCAGCGATATAGCTAGTTAAAGAAACGGGATAATCGTATGATCATAAATACTAGTCACCGTTTCGACTTTATTTATTAAATTATTCCACATAAATACCCCTAGCAGTTGTACTGCTTACCGATGGGTATCATAAGCATCCGTGATGCAAAGGAGACTCAAATGTCTGAAGAAAATACAACAATCGAAACAACAACTGAAACAACTAGCGCAGCTTCTTCAAAACCTGCCGTAGACCTTAATGACGCCGATGTTAACAGCTTAGTCCAGCAGATGGTTGCTGAAGAGCTGAAGGGTATTAAGGATAAGCTTAACAGCGCGTACACTGCTCGTGACGATGCTATTAAAGCAAAAGCCCTACTGGAAGAAGAGAAGAAACAAGTTGAAATTAAGCGCATGGAAGAAGAAGGCAAACATAAAGAAGTTGCCGAACTTCGCATGGCGGAAATGCAGGCTAAACTAGAAGCTTTGCAAACTCAAAATACTAAGCTGACACGTGATAACGTAGTTAAAAGTGCTATGAGTGGTGTAGAATTCCGTAATGATGTCGCTGCCGATATGGCATATGACCGCGTTGTTTCTCAGATGACACAAGACGCTAATGGACAGTGGGTTCATAAGTCTGGCGTGTCTATCTCAGAGTTTGTTGAAATGTTCTCTAAAGACGAAGCTAATTCATTTCTGCTGAAACCTAAAATGAATTCAGGCACAGGCGCAGCTCCAACTATTGGACAGGCACCTGACACTTCTGTAAACAAACCAATTACCGAAATGACTACTGAAGAGATGCTAGCACACTTTGCTAAGCAAGCTCCTAAAGATGGCAACTTCGGATTCTAATTAAACTTTTATAGTCTAAATATATTACTCTCAAGGAGATTAAAATGGCCGTATCTGGTAACACAACTCTTGGCAACTTCCAGTTTGCCCTTCAGTCAGCTCTTTCAGCTTACACTGACGAAATGTACACAAACGCAAAGAAACTTGCTGGTACAGAAATCGTAGGCGCAGCAGGCGACATCGACCCATCAACTGAAACTTTCATTGGTCAGTCACGCTTCTTCAAGCCTTACTCAACTCAGACTGTTAACGTCGTTGATCACACAAACGCAGCAGACGGAAACAAGCAGTCTTACACATCTGACTTCTTAACATACATCAAAACTGTTCGTACACATGGCGCACAGGAAGTTAACGTTCAGCGCGTTATCTCACAGATGGACGGTCTTGCTAAGATCGCCCGTGACTTCGCTGAAGTTAAAGCACAAGACGAAGACGACGCTCTGATCTCTGTGATCAAAGGTGTTGCTGCTTCTGAAGCTGCTGTTGCTGGTCTTAACGACTTCGGAATGGACTACAGCGTTGCTCAGTCTACAACAGGCTTTAACGTTGACCTGAACGCTGCCGGTGCATTCGGTGCGACTCCTGGTACAGACCGCACATTGATCATGGATCAGTCTTCTTCACTTTACGGTGGTATCCTGGGCGAGAACCTGTTTAAGGCTCTTTCACTTGGTTACGCTGACTATGAGCCAGCATTCATGTACATGATCTGTTCACCAGAAATCATGACTCAGCTGCGTATTGCTAACCTTGTTGACCAGACAACTGTAACTGAAGGCAACATTGAATTCAGCACAATCTTCTCAGGCAAGTTCCGTCTGTTAACTACACGCACAAACATGGGTGACAACTCTGCTGCTGCTGGTGTTGAAACTGCTTCTACAAAGACAACATTCTTGGTAAAGCCAGGCGCAGTAAACATGGCTGCTCTTAGCGTTCCTACTCCAACAGAAATCTTCCGCGATGCTAACAAGTATGGTGGTTCTGGCGCGACTGATATCTTCTATCGCTGGGGTTACGTAATGCACCCAATGGGTTACAACTGGGCAGGCGCAACTAACGCATTCGTTAGCAATGCTGCTTTGGCTACTGGTGCTTCTTACGAGCGTAAGTTCGATATGTTGAACCTGGGCATCCTGCCAATCTTCCACGCCTAATTTGAAGGGAGATGGTTGATGGCACTCTCACTAACTTATAACTCTTATGCATCCGTTGACGAAGCTGATTACTACTTCGAAGACCGCATGTCAGTTAGCGCATGGACAGCTGCTAGCTCTGCCGATAAGGCTAAAGCTATTGTGTCTGCTACACGCACGATTGACAAAGAGAATTTCGTTGGGCGTGCTACATCTTCTACACAGGCGTTAAGCTTTCCACGTACGGGGTCTTTCTTGGACCCTCGTACTGGGTTTTCTATTGAGATGGACTATGACTATGACTTTGTGGCGAGTCAACCGGCTAACTCGGCTGGCTTTCCACAATGGTTTCATGAGCTTCCTCGTGAGATCAGATACCTCAAAGTCGCTGTCTATGAGCAAGCACTGTGGTTTATTCAGAACTCTTCTGTTATAAACGAATACTCTTCTACTGCTTCTTCTAGCACTTCTGGTGCTGAATCGACCTATAAGATCGGTTCTATTGAAGTCACAGAGAAGGGTGCATCAGCTGCTGCTTCTAGCTCTTCTAACCGTACAAACCCTACATACTACAAGAACCTCCGTCCAATCCTAGCGACTGGCGGCGTCTCTGGTGGTACTTGGTTTAGGAGTAACTAATGACAATTAAAACAGACATATTTGATGCTGTGGACACCGCTTGGTCGAAGTTCGCTAGCTTACATAAGTCTGCTACATTTGTCACTAAGACCGCTTCATACACTTTCGGTGCGGCTAATGAGCTGACTACTACAAACACGTCTACAACCTGTAACGTAATTGTGGTTGATGAAGCAAAAGACGCTGATGGTAATCGCGCTAAGTACACTGTCTACATTCGTACTAACGATATTGAAGACATTGCATCTTACGATGAGATTACTATCGATGGTCTTGCTTTCTCTTTGCATTCATACAAGGACGACGGCTTCGTAATTGAAGCTAAGCTTGTATCTACGCCAGGAGGACTTGATCATGTCGACGTCTAGATTTACTGATGTACGCACAGACTTAGAACAGGTGTTCGCTTCTACAGAATGGACTTCGCAGTCTATTACTGCTATCCCAGCAAACTATGCCGGAGGCACTGCTGACCATGACGAATTTGTCATTGTTGAAACAGTACCAGGCACGCTGACGAACAGGCGAAACCGCTCATACCAAAACGTTCATACTGTTAGCGGACAGTACATTATTCAGATTTACGTACGTACAGGTACGGCGCAAGTCAGAGTGATGGAAATCGCTGACATCTTAGATACCCTGCTAAATAGCAAACGCTTGACTAGTGGAACACAAACTGGCATTCCTGTAGTCGACATCGTCGGCACGGATTCGGATGACAACTCACTTTACAGAGCTGACTTTATAGTTAGCTTCTTAAAATATTAAACTTACAAGGATGAAAAAAGATGGCACATATTTCACAACTCCATGCTTCTACTTTTACTGCCCTTGAGTACGTTGAAACAGCTACTGCAATGACTAACGTTGCTGACGCCCTTACTATCTTTGGTGAGATCGTTGACGACATCGTTAACAACGCAGGTGACCTTGAGTCTGCTACTTCAACAGCCGTACTTAAGAGCGGCACTGCTATTACTGATGGCACTGACACTGCAGTTCTTACTGCTGACCTTACTCTTTCTTCTTCAGGTGCAACTCCATCATTCACAGGTACTCTGCCAACTGGAACTATCCAGGCAGTTTATGCTGATGGTGCTACTGTTGTATCTGTAGGCAACATCCGTGAATTCCCTTCATTGGGTACACCAGCTAACATCGTTAACGTACCAGTATATGGCCAGAGCGTTTCTGCTCAGGTTTCTGGTCAGTCTGACGCTCCTAGCTTGGAATTCACACTGAACTACATTCCTACTGAGCACGCTGCTCTTGACGCACTTCGCGTTTCTGGCGCAGCTGTTGCATTCCGCGTACGTCTTGCTTCTGCTGAAGCTGGTCTTCGTGCGAACGCTGGCGCAGCATTTGACGATTTCTACTTTAAAGGCACTGTTGCTTCTATGGAAATCACTCCTGCTCTTAACGACAGCACTCAGGCAACTCTTGCTTTGACTATTAACACTGACTTCTTTGGCCCAGCTTCTTTGGTTGGTACAACTTACGGTACTGTGTAATAATAGTGTTAAATACCGGGTGGAGACTTCGGTCTTCACCCATTTTTTATAGGAGATTACGATGGCAGATCATAAGCCACCGTTCTCGAAATCATTTGTACTCAAGACAACTTCTCGTCACATGCGTAGAAGTGTTGACATTAGCATCAGAAAGTCATATGACAGAATGTCTGACTTCCCTGGTGATTCTGAAAAGAAACAGGAAATATTCGAAACACTTGATGTGTTGCATAAAATGAGAAAGTTGTTAGATGACTTTCAAGAACACAATAAACATTTATTCCAAGATAAAGATTAACATATAATCTAAGGAGACTATTATGAGAAAATTCGCTGGCAAAATCCAGACCAAAGAAGTCGCATTTATGGGCGACAAACTCGAAATTCGTAAGCTATCAACTGGCGCAGTACGTCGTATTGGCGTTGTGTCTAGTGAAGCTGAAGCGAAGGGAGAGGCTGCTGACTCTCTAGAAATTCTACTCGCTATCCTGACCGAAGGTGTTGTACTGCCTGAAGGTGAAGAAGCTATTGACGCGGAACTACTTGACTCGTTCCCTATCGATGAGCTGAACATCTTAGCATCTGACATCATGAAGTACGCAGGAGTTATAGCAGAGGGAAACGAAGGCTAACTCCACAGGAAATGCAAGAGTTCCACATAGCATACATGCTAGGGTGCTCGCATTACACTCTGGTGGAGGAGTTGAGTAACGAAGAGTTTCTAGGCTGGGTAAATTTCTTTGAAAGAAACCCTGATGGTTGGCGTGACGATCTACGTACATACTATATTATGTCATCTATGTCTGGCGGCAAACAAAAGCCTGAAGACATATTCCCTTCAATTAAGCGTCTTAAACAAGAAGAGGCTGATATGACTGAAGAGGAAGAACGTATTAAAGCAATGCGCTCATTCCAAGCTTCACCATTTGGCGCTCTCATGGCGCAAGCAAACAAGAAGGCTAAACAATGATTAAATTCCGCTTTAAGAAAGTAAAGAAGGAGTTTGAACGTTTAGAAGACGAAATAGGTATAGTAGCTCGTGGCTTAACACAAGAAGAGGCTGAAGAGCTGCTAAATAACCTGAGAGACGCAACACCGATAGATAAAGGTAATGCACGTCGCTCTTGGTCTATAAACAGTCCAACAGATACCTTCGATAAAGAAACTGAAATTACTATAACAAATGACGCTGAATACATTGCGCAGCTTAACCAGGGATCTTCCCGACAGGCTGCACCGCGATTTATTGAGCGAGAAACACTAAAACTGTTTGAGCCGAACGGTATTATCGTAAAGCGCAAACGCTCTTAACACTTCGCCCTTGATGGTCAATGTCTACAAAGATAGACGTGCTGTCAGGGGCAAATTATTTAAGGAGTATTGACATGTCCGTCGAATTAGAAATTCGTTCCGATTCCAGACAGGCTCGACAGGATCTTAACAACCTAAACAAGTCACTTCAGAACATTGAAGAAAACACCAAAAGGCAAGCTGACTCGTTTAGAACACTTGGTCGAGCCGCACAATTCGCTGCTGGTGCATTTACCGCTTTATTTGCAGGTAATGCTATCACACGTGCTGGCGACACGTACAGAAGACTTAATGCACAGCTTAGGCTGGTTACTAAGTCTACAGAAGAATATGCAAAGGCGCAGTCCGAT